TATTGCCTATTTATTGCCTATTTATTGCCTATTGCCTATTTATTGCCTAAATGCCCATCAATTCATATAGAAAATTTTGTACTTCAAACTTCCCACAAATTGTCCCCTTTCCCCTTCATTCTGTGTATCAATCGAAATCATGTTCACATCCCTAAACTTGCTGCTTACCCCGCCATCGTAGTTATCCAGGTAAGCGCGAATGTGGCCAATAATATCGTCAAGCGTTGCAGTATCCGGGCAAACTATTGCAAGGTCAACATCATATATATCAATTACGTTGTTTGTTTCAAGTGTACTAATATTGTCACTCAATTGAAATTGATAAGCAATATTACTACCCGTTAAACTCTCGTTATCTGGCAAAATCTGAAAATAGATACCGTCAACCGCGTTGTTTATCGCAGTGTTGGCGGTTAATAAAGTATATATGTCAGTTGCAAAACTCATTTTTATCGTATATTGCCTAATGCCTATTGCCTAATGCCTTTTATAATAATAATCATTTCTTCCGTGCCAAAGCCTTTAATTTATTAGCTGTTTTCGCCCCAAAATCCATAATGAAATAATTCACTACATTGTTTAAATTACCTTCAATTATGCCTTTTGCAAATGGCTTTTTAGGCATTACGCCCCGGTTTGCCATTTTATTCATAACCTTTATTTTTCGCGCCCTTCCTGTTAGCGCTTTTATTTTATGTATCTTGTACCCCTTTGTTTTCCTTTGTTTTGTGCCATATTCTAAAAACCTGTAATAAAAGAAATTACTACTCACACCCGAAACAACACCCAAAGGGTTATTTTTATCTTTTATGGTAACAAATTTCGGCTTTGTACTTTTTTTACTTGATGAAAATGGATTACCCTGCTGAAGGTTATTTTTGATATTGATATTCGCCGCATTAGTCATGACCGATAATAAAACCCGCTGTTGATCCTTAGCCGTCAGGCTCTCAATCATTGCGTAAGTTTCCCTCAATCCCAATACCTCAAAATCCATTCTATTGCCTTTTTACTATTGCCTATTGCCTAAACCCTGATGCCTATTAAACTATTGCCTAATGCCTATTGCCTAAAATTCCTATTGCCTTCTTATAACTCAAACTTCACACACTTCAATCTCATTCCATCCCGCCTTCCAATCGCCTCAATAGCCAAAATCTTATAATAAATCCCTTCGTATTTTATCCTACACTTGTAATCCACGGCTTTATCGTATCTAATGGTAAAATCAATATCCGTATAAGCCTGGGCGCCTTCGTTAAATTCAGTTTCGCCATTGGTATATTTTACCGCTGCAAATGTTGTTTTAAGTAAAGCATACGTTTCAACCGGGGTACCAACTGTATTCTTAGTCGTAACCTCTTTTTCTATAATAACAATCCGGTCAAGCGTCAAATTCATTTCTTAAAATTCAATTGTTCAATTATTCAATGGTTCAAATGTTCGCTTGTTCAATTCCAAACTAAAAACTATCTGATTTGATGTATATCCACATTATAGTTAATAGGCTTAACTTTCATAGCTACAAACGGATTAAGCATAGTTTCAAACCGTTTCATGTCCACCAAATTATTATACGACATGTTTTCACGGTTATCGTACATATCCTTAATTTTGCTCATAATGGCAACCCTTATCAAAGGGTTTAACTTTCCAGCATCATAACCAGTTTTAAAAACCATAGTTACAATCTGAATTGGCAAACTGTTATCCAGGTAAATTCTAAAATAGCTATCATATGTTTGCATATTGCCATATAGCAAGGTATTACCAGCCTGATCCTTTAAACTATCAATCGAAATCAAATTGCACTCATCAACATCTATCACATATCCAAGAAAATTTTCCAAAACAAGCGTATTGGTAGTCAAAGCAATATCCCTATTGGTATATTGTTCCGCAGCCACCACGGCAGCTTGAATTAAATTCATGATAAGCGAATCTTCATCACTGGTATCCACCCGCAGGTGCATTTTGGCATCCGCAAGGCTTATATGATAGTTTGTTTTGGATTTTGTTAGCATTTTAATGAATGAATGTATGAATGCATGAATGTTTGAATAATTGAATGCAAGAATGAATTTTTTATTCATTCATTCTCGCATTCATGCATTTAAGCATTAGATAGTAGCGTTACGAATAACCGAGAAACTCAAAGCGTTTGCAATATCGGTATCAAATAAGCCCGAAGCTGTTATTTTTACTTCGCCTTTATCGTCGTTTGTATAAGGGTTAACGATTAACTCAATACCGCCCCAACTTCCAACTACAGCGGCTTTAAAATCGCCAAATAATACATCAAAGCAAGTATTTGTCATACCGCCGTTGGTTGTAGCCATCGAAGCTGTGGCAAAAGCTTTATAACCATTAATCATATTGTCTTCCCAAACAAATTTAGCGGCGCTGGTACTTGATTTGTCTTTTGCTTTTAATAAACCCTTCTGTCCTTGGCTCATTACATAGCACATACCGTCGTAATTTTCAATAGTGCTTTCAAGTAAAAGTGCATCAGCCCACGCCAAAATTGCGGCAGCGGTTGCAATAGTTCTGCCCGTGCAAACGGTTGCCCCAGCGGCTACATTGGTTAATAAGTCTTTTTGAACGGCTCTCCAAATAGCATTAATAAAATCTGCCCAAATTTGAGACTGAATAGCTGGACTTGTTTGATTTAAAAGTTCTTTTGTAAAGAAGTCAGATGCACCTACACGCCTTGGAGTTAAGGTGTTTTTAGCCAAAGCAGCGCCAGATGTATTAACCGCCGATTTTTCAGACACGAAAGCCGCGTTTAATTGTCCCATTCTTGGAATAGGCACATTTCCTGTCAACGAAGGCCAATAAGTTACACCCAAATCTTGTATAATTTTTGGAGTGGTAACAATCGAAAGAGATTCTAAAGGTACTACAGGAATTGGAGGTGCGCCGTCGGCAGTTCCAATTTCAGCAGCGGCACGTTTTTGAGGCTGCATTAACGAAAGTGGAATATTTATGGCACGGCTGTCAATTGCTTGACCTAATTCTCTCAATTCTTTTTCGCCTTCCTGGCTAACTTCCAATTCGGCACCTTCCAACTGGCGTCCAGCGGCTTTTGCTCTAATGGCTGCAAACAAATCAAAACTTCTTGTCAATTTTTCTTCAGGTGTTACCACTGCTTTTTTCAGGTTACGGGCAGCAAATTCAATATTCAATTCTTCCTGGCGTTGCAAAATTTTGATTTGCGCGTCCACGTCGTTGATTTGTTTATCAAACTTTGCCCATTCAACTTGTTCTGCTTCGTTAACCGCTCGGTTTTCGGTTTCAGCTTTTTTTACAATGGCTTCCATATTTTTGAAAGCAAGGTTTCTTTCCTCTTGTAGATCAATAATTTTTTTCATTTAATTAATTTTTTGAGTGTTAATTTTTTGTTAAACAAATCCAAATTAGAGGCCGTCATGTCTTTAACTTTTATGTTGTTCGACATGTTTTGCAAGCTTCGGGCGGCAACTTTGGTATCAGAATAAGCGCCCCATGTTACGCTGGCAACTTCGCGCAAATCACTGGCTTTAGTAACGGTACGAAGGTCGATGCCCTCTCCGCTCTTTGTCCAGTTTTGCCCTTCGGCACCAACCATAAACGTGAAACTACTTTCGAAAATATCGCCGCGCTTTATGCTCTCATAAAGGTCATTTGCATAACCAATATTTGGCACCTCGGCCCTGTATTTCAACCCTTTTTCATCATTAATTAATTGCAGGGTACCCGAAACGGTACGCGCCACAACCAGATCGTAATTATGATTTGGGGTATATATTACGTCAAGATTTGGATTGGCCAATATTTCATCAAACGCCCCGCGTGAAATCACTTCATAAAAAGGATCGCCCCACGAAAAAAGCATTTTACTCCGGTGATCGTAAAGAATGGCATAACCTTCAATATACTTTTTGCCATTGTCCTCAACCGCCCTACATTCGGCAGTTATATTTCTAATTTCGTATTCTTTAGTCTCCATTGTTATCGGTATTATCTGGATTATTTTTTTCATTCGGATCAACTGTATCAACTGGCGCCGCTTTGCCCTTACCTTTCGGTGGCTGAGCGGAGTCGAAACCAAGTTTACTAAGCGCCATCATATTCATCGGCACATTTCGTATATCGCCGTCCGGATCAGTTGGTAAATTTTCAATTCTGCAAACATCATTGGCACTCATGGCGCCAAATGAGTTCAATATTTTATAGCCTTCAATTCTTGTTTTATGGTCGGTTTCAATCATGGCCGCCAAATTGAATTCTATACTTTCGCAATTACTTCTTTGCTTTGTTGTAAGTAGTTTCGATTCAAATTGCTGCCTGTACATTCGCGCTTGTGGGCTTATGGTGTCGGCTTTCATGCCTATACTCATTTGTTCCACATTGTTAAATTTCGAAGCCTCTGTAAACCCACACATATGAGGTGGAACACCATACAAACCGCATATTATATTCCCATTTAATTTTAGAATTTCTAAAATTTGCGCATCTGTCATACTTGTTTTTAGTTCCTGAATTTCGGTATTTGGAGGTAAAGGCAGCATTTTTCCAGCATTTTGGGCGCCCGCATATTCTTTATTGAAAAGGTCTACAGCCTCTTTCATTGTTTTCTGATTTGCTCCACTTACGGTTGATTTAATAGCCTTTGAACTCGAAGCGTTTTGATCGTAATACGAATCCATTGTGGTTAACCCCTTGTGCGATGTACTTAAATTTAATCGTAGAGCTTCCAAAGGTTTTAATCCCCATATTCCATCTTTTGTAATCATTGTAAAATGAAGCAAATCGTCGGAAGGGATTATTGTTATCTTATCTTTTGAACGGTCTAATTGAACATAATAATAAAGCTGTTCATTTACAACCTGGTATCCATAAACCTGACTAGGCAAAATGATATTTAAACTGATTGGCTGGCCGTTGCCATTTCGCTTAATTAATGCAAATGAGTTACCTGTAAACAAAAGATTTGTTTCGAGTGCTTTGATAAAATTAAACGAAGTTGTATAAGCGTTTGGATTGAAATGTAGTAAATCGTAAAGAGGCGATTTTTTGTCTTTTTCTTTTCCATTTGCCGTTTCGATGTATTTTTCTAGTGGTAATTTTGCAAGTGTTTTACTTCGAATATCGATGCAATTGTAAACGGTTGCCATTTTTTCGGCCTGCGTAAGATTAAAACTTTTACCGCTAATTAATTGAGGTATCCGCTCATCAATGTATTGCTGATCTGTACCTATGAAGAAATTTTTAACTCCGCTCCAAAAACCCTCAAACATATCCAAATTTTTTCTTCAAAATTAGGATACTAAAAAACGAATTATATAATTTTTTAGAGCTATGTTATTAACAGCCAACAAAATACAAAAGCACAAAGAAACAAATTGCTTTGTTTTTTTGTGCTTTTTTAATAAATGCTTAAATGCTTAAATTAGTGAATTAGTGAATGTTGGGTAAAGTAGGGGGTGTTGATAAGTTTGGGGTTAAGAAGGCATTAGTATTTAGGCAATAGGCATT